CTCTCCAAGACATGATCAGAACGCTTAAAGAAAATAATATTTCTTTAGAAGATTTTCATAAACATTATCAAGTCCAACTAAATGACACTCATCCAGCAGTAGCTGTTGCTGAGTTGATGAGACTTCTCGTTGATGATAATAGAATTGATTGGGATCTCGCATGGGATATTACAACCAAGTCAATTGCATATACCAATCATACTCTCCTTCCAGAAGCACTTGAGAAGTGGGATCTGGAGATGTTTGGGGATTTACTTCCTAGACACCTTGAGATCATCTATGACATTAATCATAGATTCTTACAGGTTGTTAGGATGAAGTATCCTGGCGATGATAAAATCCTCAGGAAACTTTCGATTATTGATGAGGATGGAAATAGATCTGTTCGTATGGCAAACCTTGCAACGGTTGGATCTCATCATGTAAATGGTGTTGCTGCACTTCACTCTGATCTTATCACTAAAAATCTTATGCCAGAGTTCTATGAACTTTGGCCTCATAAGTTTACTAATGTTACCAATGGTGTAACTCCCAGAAGGTGGTTGGCAAGTTCTAACACCGCATTAAGTGAAGTTATTACTGATTATATCGGTTCTGATTGGATAACTGATATGAGTAAACTTCAAGGACTTGAGGATGGACTTGAGGATTCTAACTTACTCGAACAGATTTCAAACACCAAAACTTTAGGAAAGCACAAACTGTCTCAATATATACAGAAGACTCTTGGTGTTTCTGTTGATCCGTCAAGTATGTTTGACGTTCAAGTAAAGAGGATTCATGAATACAAACGCCAGCATCTACTTGCTTTATGGGTGGTTTCTAGGTATGTGTATATCAAAAATCATAAAGACGATTACGTTGTACCTCGTACAGTAATATTTGGCGGTAAAGCTGCTCCAGGTTACTGGATGGCAAAACTTATTATTAGATTTATCTGCTCTATTGCAGAGACTATCAATAGTGATCCTGATATGGATGGAAAACTGAAAGTCATTTTCCTTCCTAACTACAGCGTTAAACTTGGAGAGAAGGTATATCCTGCTGCTGATTTATCAGAGCAGATTTCTACAGCAGGTAAGGAAGCATCTGGCACAGGTAATATGAAGTTCCAGATGAATGGTGCTTTGACTATTGGTACACTTGACGGAGCAAACGTTGAGATTCGTGATTTGGTAGGTGAAGAGAACTTCTTCCTCTTTGGTAATACTGAGGAGCAGATTGGTGAACTATGGAGTAATGGATACAATCCAAAACATTACATGAGTCCCAAATTATTTGAAGCGATTCAACTCATAAAATCTGGACACTTTAGTGGGGGGGATAGAGATGTATTTAAACCACTAATTGATAATATTCTCAACAGTGATCCATTCTGTGTATGTGCCGATTTTGAGGATTATAATCGTGCCCAAAGTGTAGTTGATACTACCTGGGGTAATCGTGAAGAATGGAGTCGTAAGTCATTGATAAATATCGCCAGATCTGGATTTTTCTCATCAGATAGATCGATTCGTAATTATTGTGATCTTATTTGGAAGATATAAATAATTGAAATTGAAACTAATTTTTAATGGTTGATTATGAAAATCCCTGGATTTTTGAAGGACAACCTTTTTTATCTGAGAGTATTGGCGATAAGTTCGGTTTTGTCTACCTCATTACAAATCAGCAAAACAATCGTCAATACATCGGTAGAAAATACTTCTGGCAGTTTAGAACTCCAAAAGGTAAAAAACGAAAAGTAAAATCTGAATCTGACTGGAAAAAATATTATGGTTCTTGTCCGGAACTTAAAGAAGACATTGACAAATTCGGTAAGCAAAATTTTAGCAGAACTATTATCAGCGTTCATAACACGAAGGGCAAAACTAATTTTGAAGAAACCAGACAACTCTTCGTCAACGGAGTCCTCACAGAATCCCTTGACAACGGAGTTCCAAAGTTCTACAATAGTAACATCCTCAGCAGATACTTCCGAAAAGACTACTATGGAAACGACGGACGTAGTAATGCAGGCTCGTAACTGGGCAATTACGCATATTGAAGAAATGGCAAAAAATGAATCCGTTGATCAAATTTATGATAGACTTGCAATGATGGATGAATGGTACGAGTGGTTCGATCTTGACAAAATGGATGGAATGGACTACATTGTACTCGAAGACACAACTCGGAGTTCTGAATCAGAAATCTGAGTCTTCCTTCTGGGTACGTAGCATAATGGATAATGCCCCCGCCTTCTAAGCGGTAGACTGTAGGTTCGAGTCCTACCGTACCTGCTAGGCGTTGTGAGAGTTTTATACCTTCTTATCTCACATATAAGTCCTGATCGCGGAGTTAGTTCAGCGGTAGAACGCTATCCTTCCAAGTTAGATGTCGTCGGTTCGATTCCGATACTCCGCTTTCCTTCTTTAGGAACATGAAACCAGTTGAAATTCTTCTACTTATATCAGAGTTAGAAGGTTCTTATCAACACACCAAGAAACTTGGTTTTGACGAAGATAGAGATATCTTAAGAAAAATGTGCGATAAGTATCACAAACTGCATTTCAAACTAAAGAAAGAACAAAAAAACAATCCTCTATAGCTCAGTTGGTAGAGCAGGTGACTGTTAATCACCCTGTCCCTGGTTCGAGTCCAGGTGGAGGAGCCAGCAAGATTAGCTCAGCGGTAGAGCATCTCGTTTACACCGAGGCGGCCGGCGGTTCGATCCCGTCATCTTGCATTCCCATCAGGAGGACTATGAAAAATGATTATTGTACGTTGCAAAGAATGCAACACAGAAATTTGTAGTAATACTAAAACTCAAGTCTGTGGTTGCCCTAACATGATGACTGTGTTAGGTGATAAAGTTTCTGCTCAGGATCTTAGCAAAATTGTTATGATTAATTCTGACAATAAAAAGTCATCTAATAAAGTTCTCTCCAATCAAGATCTAGCAGATCAAGAGAAGAGAAGACAGCGTAAAGTTCGTAAAATGAACTTTGAAGTCCGATAAATGGAAAGTTGGCAGAGTGGCTTATTGCACCAGTCTTGAAAACTGGAGAGGGTAATACCTCCGAGGGTTCAAATCCCTCACTTTCCTCCACGGGATGTAGCTCAGTTTGGTAGAGCACTCGCTTTGGGAGCGAGTGGCCGTAGGTTCAAATCCTATCATCCCGATTATGTTTGTATCAAGATGTTACACATCTTAAAAAACATCTTGTTTCTATATACAATTATACCTGCATAAAAATATTGGTTCTCTTTTATCTTCTTGTTCTAATATTTGTTGCATTAATTTTAATAGGTGGATATAATGCCACCATGCGACTTGTAGCATATATTGATCTTAATGTCAGGTATTCTTTTATTAAATTGAGATCATACTTTTTGATGAGGAAACTTAGATCTCAACTTGTGAGGGACAGAAAACAATTACTCAAGGAGCATACAAAGAATGACATCACTTGATACTAAAGAGTGTCCAAAGTGTCAGGCAACCTGGATAGGTGGCCAACACTACTGGTATACTGGCAAGAAAGGGAACGAATTAGATCTTGCTGGACTAGTATGTAACAATCATGGTGATGAAACCTGCATAAATCCTTGTGCTGGAATGGAAGGTGGAGTAACATGGGAAGAGAGATTGGTTACTTTGGGGCGACTAGAAGATGAGTCATCGGATGGATGAAATCAAACCAGAGCACTATGTTACGGAAAAACAGTGCCAAGAAATGATTGATAAGGCAATTGACAAACACAATAAAACTGCTACAATTATAAGTGCGATTCTAGGATCGATAGTCCTAGGATTCTACTCTCATGGACTTTTCGCTCTTGTTGACAAATGGAAATCTTTACTTTAAAAGAATGGGAAGAAAATTTTGATGAACTCTTCGCACGAGTTGAAAATGGAGAGAGACTTGGTATTGTAAAAGAAGATGGTACAGCAGCTGTTTTTGTGCCAGCGGATGATGAACTTCTGAAAATGTATACAGAACACGAAGAAGGTTCTTGAATTGAGGGACTGTCGCCTATTGGTTAAGGCCCACTGCTTATAACGGTGTGAACTGAGTTCAATTCTCAGCAGTCCTATTGTTTTTTTATCCAA